GGTTTACTTATAAGTGGGAAGAAACAAATACAGTCGAGGATGGTACACTAATCGAGGATATAATTATAGTTGATAAGACTGCTGAATTATATGTACTAGGATCTGAGATTGATTATAAGGAAGATTTCGCAGGATCGCATATCGAGATTATAAATCCGAATGCTACTGGAAGTTGTGGTTGTGGTGAAAGTGTCGGTTTCTAATATAATACTCTACTCTATTACTTAACCCCCTACACCCCATACTCTAACTTTAAAAAACTTAAAAGTAAAGCAATTTTAAATAATTTTTTTAATAGTTTACTTTTAAGAAAACTTTATATAGAATAACTTATTATGAATGGAGAAATACATGGCAGTTTCTAAGAAGAAGCCACAACATTATGTTGATAATAAAAAGTTCTTGCAAGCATTGAAAGATTACAAGCAAGACTGTTTAAAGGCAAAAAAAGCAAAAGAAGATAAACCAAGAATCCCAGAGTATATTGGAGAATGTTTATTAAAGATTGGTACACACCTTTCATATAAACCAAACTTCATAAACTATACTTATCGGGAAGATATGATTTTAGATGGTGTTGAAAATTGTATTCAATATATACATAACTTCGATCCTGATAAATCAGCAAACCCTTTCTCATATTTTACGCAGATTATATTTTATGCTTTCTTACGAAGAATAAAGAAAGAGAAAAAACAAACCTATGTAAAACAAAAACTAATTGCTGAAATGGATGTTGACGCATTTATGGAAGCAGGGGAAGATGCTGAAGGAACGAATGCTTATATTGAATATATGAAGAAGAACCAAACTCTAGACCCATATTTTGAAGCAAAAGAAAAAAAGAAGAAAGAAAAAAAGTCCACACCCATCTCTGATGCGTTGGATGATGTGAATGAGTAAAGTTGCGATTATTACAGATCTACACTTTGGTGCTAGAGGTGATGCCACCACATTTGTAGATTACATGGATAAGTTTTATACAAATACATTCTTTCCTACATTGAAAGAAAGAGGTATCAAGACAATATTAAATCTTGGCGATACATTCGATCGCCGAAAATACATTAATTATCATTCGTTGAAAAGATCTAGACAGTTCTTTTTCGACCCTATTAAAGATGCTGGTATGAACATGTGGATGTTGGCTGGTAATCACGATACCTATTATAAGAACACCAATGATACTAATTCTATCGACTTACTATTAAATGATTATCAAAATATTACTACCATACCTGAAGCGATGGATATAACAGTTGATGGTCGTGAAATTTTTATGCTACCATGGATATGCACTGATAACTATGAAGAGAGTATGAAAAGAATGCAGGACTCTACTGCTGAAATATGTATGGGACATTTAGAGATATCTGGTTTCGTTATGCATAGAGGTGTTAAGTCGCATGGTGGTTTAAATAGAGAAAGATTTAATAAATTCGCTCTAGTTTATTCTGGGCATTATCATCATCGCAATAACGATGGTCATGTATATTATCTCGGCAACCCTTATGAATTAACTTGGTCAGACTATAAAGACCCTCGAGGATTCCATATATGGGACACTGAGACTATGAATCTAGAATTCATACCTAACCCCTACACCATGTTTGAAAGGGTTGAATATGATGATGCAAATAACTCCTATGATGATTATGATGCTACTATTATGGCTGACAAGTATGTTAAAGTGATTGTTGCTAATAAAACAGACTTTAATAAGTTTGATTCTTTCATGAAGAAGATATATAAGGCAGGTCCACACGATGTAAGGATTATAGAAGATTTTAATGAGTTTAGAGATGGCGAAATAGATGAAGAATTAAATCTAGAAGATACTATGAATATTTTGAATAGTTATGTTGAAAGTGTTGAGACAACAGTTGATAAAGAAAAGGTAAAAGGATTCCTTAGAGGACTGTATGCTGAAGCACAAACCCTTGAGAGCGAAACTGCTGAATGATTACATTTGAGAAGATTAAGTGGAGGAATCTACTTAGTACAGGAAATGCTTGGACGGAAGTAGAGCTTAATCGTTCTACTACCACATTAATTGTAGGAAAGAATGGTGAGGGTAAATCAACTATTCTTGATGCATTAATGTTTTCATTATATGGAAGACCTTTTCGTAAAGTAAAGAAAGACCAACTTGTTAATAGTATTAATGGAAAAAACTTAGAAGTTGAAATAGAATTTAATGTAGGTGGAAAACATTATAAAGTATTAAGAGGTGCAAAACCTAATAAGCTAGAAATATTTGCTGATGGATTAAAGTTAGATTCTTTTGCAAGTAATGCTGACACCCAAACTTATTTACAAACACAAATTATAGGATTTGCCTGGAGAACTTTCAGCAAGATGGTTATTCTGGGTTCAGCTAGTTATCAACCATTTATGCAGATAGGTGGCTGGAATAGACGACAAGTTATTGAAGACATATTAGATATTCGTATTTTTAGTACGATGAATGAATTACTTACTGAACGAATTAAAATAACTAAAGAGCAATTAACTACTGCTCATAATAGAATAGAAGTATGTAGAGCAAGTGTAGATGCTCAAAAAGAATTACTTGATGCATTAAGTAATGTTAAAGAAGAAGCTATTGAAAAGATAAATAAAAAGATACTTGCTAACGAAGAAGAGTCTAAAGGTATAAGCGAAGCCATTGAAGTAATTTTAGAAGAAGTGGAAAAACTAAGTATATCTATTAATGATACTGAACAGGTCAATACTGATTTAGAAGAAGCTAAAAAACTATTGGCACAATATGATAATAAACAATCAGGTATTACTAATGATATTGCATTCTTTGAGAATAATGATGAGTGCCCACAATGCCAACAAGGTATAGAGCATGACCATAAGAATAATATTCTTACTCAATTGAATGTTAAGCTAGGCAAAGCCAGTGGAAACTTATTATCACTTTCTCAGGCTCTAGAAAAGCTAAATAAAAGATACGAGGAGATTGCGTCTATCAACAAGACTATAATGGGCAAGAACTCAGAAGTAAGTGCTCTCAACCAATCACTCAGCCTTATAAGTAAAAACAATAAGGAAATGGTAGAAGAACAATCGAATCTAAATATAGATGATGATAATGTTGTAAATCAAAAAGCCAAACTGAAGGAGTTAGCAACTTCGGCAGTTGAAGCTGTAGAGGAAAAAACTAACATTGAAGAACAAAAACAAATCGAAGATGTATCAAAAACTCTTCTTGCAGATACTGGAATTAAGACAGAAATTATTCGCCAGTATTTGCCCATCATTAACAAACTCATTAATAAGTATCTACAAGCTATGGATTTCTTCGTTCACTTTGAACTTGATGAAGATTTCAATGAAACAATTCGTTCACGATACAGAGATGAGTTTACTTATGACAGCTTCTCAGAAGGAGAAAAGTTGAGAATAGATCTTGCAATACTATTTACTTGGAGACAAATAGCCAAGATGAAGAATTCAGTAAATACCAATCTGCTCTTATTAGATGAAATATTTGATAGCAGTATGGATAACAGTGGTACTGACTTGTTCCTACAAGTATTAAATGAAGTTGGTGAAGGAACAAATGTTTTCGTTATATCTCACAAAGGGGATCAGCTTTTTGACAAGTTTAGATCGGTTATTAAATTTGTTAAGAAGAATGATTTTTCATCAATACAAATCGGAGGATAATTCATGAACGCACAAGCACACCTAATGGAACAATATAATAAACTTAATTATGAACACTCGGAACTACACAAAGAAGTTGAGAAATATAAATTTGATACAACCCAACTAAAAGAATTAAAACTAAAGAAACTAGCAGTCAAAGATAAATTGACATTAGTATCGGAGAAATTAGGTATAAGCTAAAATGAATATATTAGATAATGTAAAAGGTGAATTAATACCATGGGACGATCCTCTACTTACCAGTGAACAAGATGACTGGAAGTTTGAGGAGTACCCAATGGAAGAAGCAGCAAAACTTGGACTCTTATTAATCGAGACTTCAAGAAAGTTAAATGGTGCTGGACTATCAGCAAATCAAATAGGATTACCATATAAAGTTTTCGCACTGACTGCTGAAGAACAAATGGACTTGCCAGCCATGGCAATTTTTAATCCTGAAATATTAGAATCATCAGAAGATAAAACATCTATGACAGAGGGATGCTTATCCCGACCAAATTTATGGCTAATGGTTTCACGACCAAGAGTTATTAAAGTCAAGTATTTTACATTCAAAGGTGAAGAAATCAAGACGACCCTTTCTGGGTATGTTTCACGAGTATTCCAACATGAGTATGACCACATGATTGGGATAGACTTTACTCAACGAGTCTCGAGAGAGAAATTAAAAAGAGCAATTAAAAAACTAAAAAAAGACGCAAAAAGAGGAAGAACAACTCAAGTAATTAGAGGAAATTTCAATCCCTAGTTATAAGTCCTTGTTTTTATATAACAAAAAAGTATAAAAAAAGGTGAGAAAGTGCTTTACTTTTGGGTCAAATTGTAGTAAGATACTTGTATTGAATAATTAATTGAGAGGTAAATCGTGAATAATTCAAAAGATGTATTAGCAAAATTACTTAGCACCGAGGATGTCCATGTCGTTCGTGCTAAAGTTCCAACTGCATCATTCGATGTAGTGGGTAGAACATTGACTCTACCAACATTCGTAAACTTAGATGAAAATGTAGAAAATCTTATGATTGGTCATGAGGTCGGTCATGCTCTACATACTCCTGCTAAAAAAATTATGAATGATAAAGCATTTGATGATAAGCTGGTAAAAAATTATGCTAATGTTATTGAAGATGTTCGTATTGAAAAACTAATTCAAAAACAATATCCTGGATTGCGTACTGACTTTATTGCTGGGTACAAACTTCTTGCTGATAATGACTTTTTTCAGATTGGTGATAAAGATGTAAACTCTCTCAACTTAATTGATAAAATTAATCTTTATTTTAAAATCGGTCTTAAGTCTGGTATCAAATTTTCTAAAGAAGAATTTGCAATTGCTTCTAGAGTTGATTCTTGTAAAAACTTTGATGAGGTTGTGGCACTTGCTAAAGAGTTAGCCGAGTATGCTCGTGATAAAAAGAAAAAAGAAGAAGAGAAAAAAGCTGAACAATACCAAGAAGCACAAAACGATCTTGATGATTTAGATAATGAAGAAGAAATGGAAGAGCAAGAGTCTGATGATTTTGATGATGATGAATATGAAGAAGGCGATGCTCCAGAAAATGATGATGAAGAAGAGACTGTTGCTAAAGATGAAGAAGATACTAAGTCTAGATCTGGAGCTGGTGAACATCAAGCTGAAGAAACTCCTCCAACTTTTGATGAGAGAGAATTAGAATCATCTACTCAGGATGCTCTTGATAAAAGTATGGAAGACCATGCTCAACTTGATGATAAAATTTTTAGAACTCTTGATATTCCTGAATATCCTTATGGTACAGATCCTGTTATTACTTACAAGCAAATCTTAGATATGCTTACTAAGATTCCTGAAGGACAGCCTACTGATAAGTGGGGTGACCCAGTTGATGCTAACGATCCTGAGTGTGTCACTAAACAATCTGTTCTTGATAGAATCAATGGTGATGACCATGTTATAAATGATAAAGGTCATTACGATTATATCTATATGTTTGAGAGATATGATGAGTTCCGACCTTATCTTGGTGCTACATCTGGTGCTTACTATAAAGAAGATTATGATAACTTCATGAACAATATTAAGTCTGATATTGATTATATGGTAAAAGAGTTTGAGATGAAAAAATCAGCTCAAAGATATGCTCGTACTGAAACTGCTAAGTCTGGTCAGTTAAATGCTAACAAATTATATAACTATAAATTGTCTGAAGATTTATTTAAAAGAATACAAGTATGTTCTGATGATAAAAATCATGGTTTCATTATGGTGGTTGACTGGTCTGGTTCTATGCACTCTATTATGAGAGATACTATCAGGCAAGTAATTGTATTATCTACTTTCTGTCGTAAAGTAAATATTCCTTTTGAAGTTCTTGCTTTCTCTAATCATGATAATTCTTATAATGAAAAAGATCCTTTGACTGAAGATAAAAAAGATATCATGAGAAAGTATGCTGCAAAACTAAGAGATGAAAATACTGCTTACATGCAAAGACAAGAAATGTGGTATTACCAGCTTCTTACTAATGATATGAACCAAAAAGATTTTGATTGTATGTGTTATATGCTACACTCTCATGTATGGCATTACTCTCGTGAGTTAGCATTATCTGGTACTCCTTTGAGTGAAGCACTTGAAGTTGCTGTTGGTTATACTGGTAGATTTGTCAAAAAACATAATATTGATAAAATGAACTTTATAACTTTGACTGATGGAGCAGGATGGTCTAGAGGTATGCAATGCAACCATGAGAAACTAAGAGACATGGGTATTGAAACCAAATGGAGTGTGAAACGAATTGATACTCTTGTAGATCCTGTGACTAAGAAACATTATAAAGTCTCTGACAAACATGATATTGGTGGCTCTCCTTATGACTATGCATATCTTGATATGATTAAAACAAGATATGGTGCTTCTACTATTGGTTATTTCCTTGGTAGAAATACTCAACAAGGAATTGGTGAGTTCGCTAGATATAATATCAAAGAAGCTGATAGATTTGATAGAGATGCTTCTAGAGTTCTTATTCGTAGAAATAATGGCTGGGCATCTTTCTCTGAAGGAACTGGTCGTGACGAGATGTTCTTCCTTGATGTTAAAAAACTTAATCCAGCAAATGCTGAGATTTCTATCGATGGTCAAAAGTCTGCTGCTCAGATTGCTAGGCAGTTCTCTAAAGGTCTAAAACAAAATAGACAATCGAAAGTATTAATGAGTACATTCGTAGAGAGGGTAGCATAATGAACCACATGCAAGAACTCTTAGGATATACTGAAGCTGATATTGTTTCAGAGACTAAGGTTTGCGCAAAGTGTGGCGAGACTAAACACATATCAGAGTTTGGTACTAGAGCATTCAACCAAGATGGCAGTGGTCAAACTCATAACTTTTGCAAATCATGTGGAAGAATCCAAGCTGGTGCTCTTAGCAAAATGAAAAAAGAGATACCACTTCCAGATAAAGATTACAAATGTCCTGGATGTAAAATGACTGAACAAGAAATAAAAGATAAATGGAAATCTTTTCAGAACAAGAACATTACAGTTTGGAGATTAGACCACGACCACAACCAATTAATACCAAGAGAGTATCTTTGCGATTACTGTAATAATACTGTTGGTCGTTGTGAATCCCCAACCACACTTCGTGCTCTCGCAGACTATTTAGAAAAATATGGAATCAATGACTGAACAAGAAATAAAAGAAAAGATTAAACAAAGAAGAAGTCAGATGTTAGTTCATTCCTGCATATATTATGAGATGGATGAAAGTATAGTCGATGACCATACTTGGCAGAAATGGGCTGACGAACTTACATCGTTGCAAAACGATAATCCCCTGCTTTGTACCATAGATTTCTATGACGAAGCATTTGCTCGGTGGGATGGATCCACTGGTCATCATTTACCTCTCAAAGACGAGTGGGTTCAAAGCCGAGCAAACCTCTTAATAAATGCTAAAAAGGAAGGACACGGCACAACATTATGAGAAAAGAGAAAACCCCACCACCATCTAAAAAATTAAGATACCATGTAAAAAGACTTGGTAAAAAATTTCAAGTAATTGAAAATGGTGGTGACATACAAAATAAAATTATTGTATATTGCGATACTAAAAAAGAAGCATATGCAATTGCGAAAACTCAAGGCAGTACTCAACAGTGGCAACACAATGGTGGTATTCCTTTATTCCTTTGCTCAGGAAAAACTTAATGTATTCAGGTCATAGAGCAGTCATTGGAATTTTAACAAGTACGCATCAAACAAAATTTGATGTATTACGATGTATGGAGTCATGTCAAGGATATCCTATATGGGTACATGATAATTCTAATGATAACTTTCATATTGACCTGATGAAGAATGCAGTAAAAGATAAATGCCATTATTTTTCCTCTAGTGTATCTAATGGTATGCCAGGACTTGGTAAAAATAGAATGATGCAACACTTTGGTATGGATACTAATTTAAGATTTTTTGACTATTGTTTTATGATAGATGGCGATGATGTTTGGGGTGATACTATGCCCAAACTATTTAAAAAACAATTTACAGGTGACTTCTTATTTACTTCTGGTGGTAAAATGGAATGGCAAGGAGAAACTTTAAAAGCAGATGGTACAGTACTAGCACAAAAGATAATGGGAGAACTAGAAGAAGAATTTAAAAGACCTGATACATGGATTGCTACAATGCTTGAGATGGAAGAAATGGTAAATAAATTTTATCAGCATCCTAAGAATGAGAAAGGTACATTAAATAGATTGATTGGCTTTCATAAAGGATCGTATCATAAATTAAAATTTAAAGAAGATCTTAAAGTTGGTGAAGATATTATCTTTATGATGGATGCCTATATGATGAATAAACGAAAAGAATTAAAACTACAATATATTCATGATGATGAATTATATAGATATATGCCAAATGAACGAGGACTGTATATGTATTCTTTCACAAGACCAAAAGAAAAATGGATTGAAACTTTTAAAAGTTATCTTCCACCAAAAGCACCGAGAAAAAAAATTAAAGTTGATTGGGTAGAATGACATACATAGTTCCAAAAAAAGTTTATTACATTCACATTCCTAAGACAGGTGGGACAACTGAGAAATATAGTTTGATTGAAAAGTATGGCGATGAGTTTCAAGAAGTACCAACAGGAAAACATAGTCCTTATGATGAAATGTATAAAGATTATGATTGTATCTATACGCATGTAAGAAATCCACATAATAGAATGTTATCTATGTATTTGTTTTATTATGAACTTCAATATATGCCACAGAAATATATATCGCCTGATAGAATTGAATTTCAAATTAGTGAACATAAACAAACGATAGGATTAAATGCTACAGAACTCTTTATGAAGAATCCAAGTAAGTTTGATAAAATGCTTTTTAATAAATTAAACATTCTTACTAAAGATCCTAATACAGAAAACTATTGTCGTTGGTTAGAGATTATAGGAAAAGCAAATAAAGAGATGGATGAATATTTTGTATATCGCCCATGGCTACAACAAAACTTATGGATTAAATCTAATGTAGTCGCAAAAAAGATTGAAGATGAAAACTATGATGTTCATCTCAATACTACCACTAGAATGCCAGAGCATAGTGATAGTGAATATATTGATGCTGGCAAAACTTTAATTGAAGATCTTTATAAAGAAGACTTTGATTTATTTAACTACTAAGTTGAGACAATGAAAAAGTTTAAATTTTATTTAGAGATTATTACCTGCTTCTTTATTATAGCAGGTGTAATAAAACACTACCATTAACAAAGGAGAAATATATTATGGGAAAACATTTGAAAACTAGTATGGATGAAAAGGTTATAGATTATCTTGCCATCGAACTTTGGAGAGTAGATCCAAATAATAAAGTGCTTCATAAATTTATGAGTATGAAGAATGAAGAAGGATATCATATTAAAAAGACTATTTTAGAATATGATAAAACTAAAGAAATGCCTGTCCATTATAACACTGATGGGACCTGGAAAGAGCCATCTGGACAGATATCTTTCAATAATTTTTTGGCTGAAAACAAATAAAGGTTATAAGTCATTGTTTTTTAATAACAAAATAAACTAAAAAAAAGTGAAATAATGCTTTACTTTTGGGTCAAAATTTAGTAGAATACTTGTATTGATAATTAAAAAAGCGAGGTAAAATTATATTATGACAAACTTATCAAAACAAACTGCATTTATTGAAAAAGCATACGAGCTCTTTCCTGAAGTTGCAGTGAGTCAAGAAATGACTCAAGCACAGGTTCTGGCTGTTAGAAAGTCAGGTACTCCAGTTCCAGGCATAGTCTGGGAAAACAAAGTTGCAGGTGCTTCCCCAGCACTCTATGTAATTCCTGGAGGTTCTATAACAAAACCAGTAGCAAATACTGTAGCTGAAACTGAAGTGCCACCAAAAGTGGTTCCTTTGAAATCTTCTGCTTTATCTTCTACTGTGGATAGAGATAGTTTAATCCCAGCTGTGGATCCTAACTATGTTGCTTTCGGAAACTACACCGATCTAAATCATATTGTTAGATCTGGTATGTTCTATCCTTCTTACATTGCTGGTCCAACTGGTAATGGTAAATCTACGACTATTGAGCAAATCTGTGCTAAGCAGAAAAAACCTCTTATTCGTGTCAATCTTAATACTATGACTGATGAAGACCAATTGATTGGTTCTAAAACTTTGGTTGATGGTAATGTTGAGATTGTTGAAGGTCCAGTTGTTATCGCAATGAGATTTGGTATTCCACTTCTTCTTGATGAGATTGATGCTGGTGGAGCAAATACTCTACTTTGTTTACAACCTATCCTTGAAGGAAAACCATTTTATTTCAAACTAAAAAATGAAATGATAACTCCTGCTAAAGGATTTAACATCTTTGCTACTGCAAACACTAAAGGTAAAGGATCTGATGATGGTAGATACATCGGGACTAATGTTCTTAATGAAGCATTCTTAGAAAGATTTGCTGTCACTTTCAACCAACCTTATCCTAACCAAAAAACAGAGTTGAAGATTGTTGAAAATCTTCTTAACCATTATGAGTGTAAAGACTCTGGTGACTTTGCTTCTAACTTAGTTAAGTGGGCAGAGGTTGTTCGTAAGACTTTTGATGATGGTGGTTGTGATGAAAACATTACGACTAGAAGATTGACTCACATTGTGAGAGCATTCTCTATCTTCAAAAAAGAAGCTAAAGCGATTGAGCTGTGCTTGAATAGATTTGATGAAGTCACTAAAATGGCTTTCTTAGATCTTTACTCTAAGATCTCTGCTGGGGAAGATTTACTTCCTGAAGCAGCAGAGGTTGAAGAAGATAGAAATCCATATACATCTGAATCGGAGGGTATATAATGTCAGACTTAGTTGAATATTATTCACTAACAAAGTTCCAAAAGAGGTGGGTAGATAACATGATAGAGATCTACCCAGACCTCTCATCTGGTGGTGCAATAACATTGGAACAATGTACTGAAGGAATTGTTAAGCTGAAAGCAAAACATGAAGCTGATAAATCCTTTCCTAAAATTGGCACACCTAACTGGAATTATAAGATTAACAAGATCGACAAAGGCATCTATTTCTTTCCTGCTCCAAATGCGGATCCTGAAATGGCGATTCGTGAAGCAGATGATATTAGAGTTTCTCGTTTACCAGCACCAAAGTTTGTCATAAAAGACGAGGAAGATGTGGACTTTGTCCAGGAACTGAAGGACTTCGGTATTAATATCGAAACTACTAAAGAAGATGGCACTTCAGTTCCTGACTTGAGGAATTCATCTGTTATTGACTGACGATAGCTGATGATAGAAAGGGAAGGACTGCCATCTCCTTCCCTTTTGCTATTAGAGTGGTAGGACTCATGGTGAAACTGGATATCACACTAGTCTTCTAAACTTGTATTACAGGTTCGAGTCCTGTTGAGTTCGCCACTTTACTTTTAAGTTTTTTTAATATAAGATTGATAATATGAATAAAAAAGATGAGATCCCCTATAAATTTTCTGAAGACGAACTAATAAATGAATTTAAAAAATATATTGATAAGACCTATGGTGGTCACTATTCAAAAAACTCTTTTCAAGCAAGTGAGTTTATAATTGATTGTGGTCATGGTATGGGATTCTTTATGGGCAATGTACTGAAGTATGCCCAAAGGTATGGTAAGAAAGATGGATTTAATCGATCTGACATATTTAAAATACTTCACTATGCATTGATGGCATTACATCAACATGATAAAACTAACAAGGAGAAATAATTATTATGAAAATTTCGAAAGAAACATTGAGTGTCCTTAAGAACTTTGCTACCATAAATGGCAATATTCTAATAAAAGCTGGAGATCGTTTATCAACTATCTCTGCACAAAAAAATGTTATGGCTTCCACTTCTGTCAAAGAAAGTTTTGATAGAGAGTTTGGAATCTATGACTTAAATGAGTTCTTGGGTGTGTACAGTCTGTTTGACGCAGATCCCGAACTTAACTTTGATGAGAAGTTTGTCACTGTGGCAAATGGTAAATCTAAAGTAAAATATTATGCTGCAGATCCATCTGTGTTGGCATCGCCTACCAAAGATGCTTTGCCTGTAGATGAAGATATTAAATTCGATCTTCCTCGTAGCATGTACGATATGATTATGAAGACATCATCTGTTTTAAGATCTAATGATATTAGTATCATTGGTTCAGATGGTAAACTATCTGTTGTCGTAGCTGATAAGAAGAATGCTACATCTAATTCCTGGGATGCTATTCTAGGTGATACTGATAAAGACTTTAAAGTTAATTTCAGGATCGATAATTTTAAGATGTTAGATGGTGATTATGAAGTCACTATATCTAAAAAGAGAATCTCGAAGTTTGCTTCTAAGATGAATGACTTGACTTATTTCATCGCAGTTGAAGCTGATTCTACTTTTGACTTTTAATTATTAATGGAATTTATATTATGGAAAACCAATTTCTGTGGGTTGAAAAATATCGACCACAAACTATTGATGAATGCGTCCTTACCGAATCATTAAAGGATACATTTAAAGAGTTTATTGCAAGTGGGCAACTGCCGAACTTTCTGTTCTGTGGTACTGCTGGTGTAGGTAAGACTACAGTGGCGAAAGCACTCTGCAATGAAGTCGGTGCTGAGTATCTGTTTATTAATGGTTCAGAGGAATCTGGCATTGATGTGATACGAACAAAAATCAAAAACTTTGCTTCGTCTGTTTCCCTAACAGACTCAAAGAAAATTGTTATTCTTGATGAAGCAGATTATCTGAATCCAAACAGTACTCAGCCAGCACTTAGAGCATTTATCGAGGAGTTCTCAGGGAACTGTCGATTTATATTCACATGTAATTTTAAGAACAGGATTATTGAGCCACTTCATTCTAGATGTGCTGTTATAGAGTTTAGAACTACTGCTAAGGATAAACCAGCAGTTGCTACTTCCTTTTATAACAGGGTAGAGGGCATTCTAAAGGGAGAGGATATTAAGTTTGAGCAGAAAGCTGTTATTGAACTTATACAAAAACATTTTCCTGACTTTCGTAGAGTATTAAACGAACTACAAAGATATTCAGTATCTGGTATTATAGATTCTGGTGTCATGACTAATGTAAGTGACGAGTCTTGGAATAATCTATTCCTATTACTTAAAGACAAAAACTTCAAAGATGTTCGTAAGTGGGTCACTAAAAATAGTGATATTGAAACAACCCAATTATTTTCTGATTTATTTAATAATGCTAATGCAAAATTAAAGCCAGACTCAGTACCACAGCTGGTATTGATATTGGCTGACTATCAATACAAAGCAGCATTTGTCGCTGACCATGAACTTAATAAAATGGCAGCACTTACAGAGATAATGGCATCCTGTAAGTTTAAATAATGGCAAATCCATTTCTCTACATAAACAATATCACCAACGACAAGAAGGATTTATTTAAGGATAATCCACTTGCCGAAAAGGATTATGCACCCTTTATTGTCAATCGTGGACTAGGATATTATCCTGATACAATCATGCAGGCAAACATGATGAATCGCTATCATGATATCCCAAGGTCTTGGCAATACTATTTTTTACTAAATACTATTGAAAAAGGCAAAAGGTTTTCGAAGTGGCATAAGCAAGATAAACAGACCGAGTCCTTAAAACTGGTTATGGAATATTATGGATATTCTCCAGAAAAGGCTCGTCAGGTGATGGATATATTAACAACTGACCAGATGAGCATTATTGAACAAAAATTAAATAAAGGTGGTAAATAAAAATGTCAGTTGAGATGATACATTACGATTGGTCTCCAGAGTCTATGTTAGAAGTGACTCTGCCAGAACCAGATAACTTTCTGAAAGTGAGAGAAACCCTTACAAGAATCGGGATATCTTCCCGAACAGAAAATAAATTATTCCAGTCTTGCCATATACTTCATAAACAAGGCAAGTATTTCATAGTACACTTCAAAGAACTATTCGCATTAGATGGTAAAGAATCTAATATTGCTAATAACGATATAGAGCGAAGAAACACGATAGCTGTATTACTACAGGATTGGGAGCTCTTAAAAATTGTTAAATCTGAGCAAGCAGAGCCAAAAGCATCCTTGTCTCAGATAAAAGTTTTATCCCATAAAGATAAATCTTCTTGGGAATTAGTGCCTAAATATAATATTGGCAAGAAAAAATAAGGAGTTTAAATGGCTGACGCAAAAATTAGTGAATTACCAGTATTAGCGACTCCAGAGTCTATAGACAAATTACTGGTTGTTGACACTTCTGAATCTACTACAAAACATATTACATATGGAAACTTAGTATCTGCACTGCAAGGTGCAAATGTGACATTGGCATCACTAGGTGATGTTGATACGACTGGTGTTTCTAATGGGCAAGTATTAAAATACAATGCTTCTGCTAGTGAATGGCAACCTGGATCCGATACAGCTGGTATCTTATATACTGACTTATCAGCGATTAATGCTTCAGCATCAGGTGGAGGATCTCTAGCATTTAATAATGTCACAGGTGTATTTACTAACACTCCTGCCGACCTATCAACTTTCATAACAGCATCATCTTCTGATGCTCTTACTAATAAGACTGGTAATATTTCAATGTTCACTAATAATAGTGGATATATTACTGCATCTTCATCTGATACACTTACCAATAAAGCTGGTAATGTTGATATGTTTACTAACAATGCTGGGTATCTAACTGGAGCATCTACTGATACTCTAACAAATAAAACCATTGATGCTGATGGTACTGGCAACTCTATTACAAATATTGAAAATGCTAACATAAAAGCATCTGCTGCAATTGATGCTACTAAGATAGCTGATGGAACTGTGACTGACACAGAGTTCCAACATATTAATACACTATCATCTAATGCTCAAACGCAAATAAATGCGAAAGCAGATACTTCTTCACTGGCAGCATCGGCAACTACTGATACAACTAATGCTACTAATATTGCATCGGGAACTTTAAACAAAGCTAGATTGCCTTCGTCTATTGACGCAGATACTACTGGGAATGCTCTTACAGCAACCACTGCCACAACTGCTACTAATTCAACTAATTTACCAAGTACAACACTCGGAGCAAACCAAACTTATGGAATGTGGTATGTATTCGACTCCACAGCAGGAACTAACATTTATGCTATTGCTGTTGGTGGTACTGTATCAGGAGACAAACTTTGGTATCACTCTGGAACATTATCTACTACTAACTTGGGTCCAGGATATCAAGGAAACTTTGCTCCACCAGCATCAGCTTCAGGTTTAAATCCTGGAGACTCAGGTGGTTTGAATGATTGGTCACAAGTAGATTCGACAGGTTCTTCTACTTGGAAAAACATGGGTCCACAACAAGCTGTTTCATATGATCCAGCAAGTGCCGACTGGTTTAAAGTACCAGCACTATTCGTGAGAGTTTCTTAAGATATTTTCACAAAAAGACTTGAAATTTTGAAAATGATACCTATATATTATATAGAGAATGCCATAATGGGTTCTCGTTTAAACAACTCGCTTCATAAAGGAGGAAACTAAATGAACGCACATATAAACATGTGGTCTCAACTAAGACCATTTTCAGTCGGTTTTGATAACCTATTTAATCAAATAGATAATGTCAATGCCATCCACAAACAAGAAAGCTACCCACCATACAATATAAGGAAAGTCTCGGAAGAGGAATTCGTTATTGAAATGGCTGTGGCTGGATTTTCTAAAAAAGATATTGCAGTTGAACATCAGGAAAATGTTCTGACAGTTAAGTCAGTTCCTAATGATGATGATGCTGACGATGAGTATGTACATAGAGGAATCTCTAAGAGAAACTTCACTCGTACATTTACAGTTGCTGATGATGTAATAGTCAAAGGTGCTAAGATGAAAGACGGAATGCTTTCTGTCGAACTTGAAAGGATTATTCCTGAAGAAAAAAAACTTAAAGTCATAGACATTAAGTAAATTAACAAGACTCCCCACCCGATGGTGGGGAGCACCACTTTAACATGGAGATATTATGAGTGATAAACAAATTAAATTATTAATGATGACCTCTGGTGAAATTATAGTTGCTGAAATAGTGGCTACTGACACCGAGACTTATGAAACTAAAATGCCGAGTATGCTGGTGACTGATCCAGGATCGGATCCTACAAAACAACAAGTTGGTCTTGCACCATATTGTCCTTATGGAAATCCAGAATATTCAATTATGTTTTATAAGACAGCAGTACAATCTGTTGTGACACCAACCGAACAATTAAAAGATGAGTATGAACGAATCTGGGGCAATCCTTCAGGATTGGTGATGCCAGAGAAGAAATTAATTGTATAACTTTACTTTTAACAAATAAAAGAGTAGAGTTGTATTAATGAAGTTTTATACAAATGTTCACCCACATGGCAATCAATTACTAGTCAGATATGTTTCTGGTGGTAAAAGACGAGCAGAAAAAATACCTTTCAAACCCAGTGTATGGGTGACGAGAGGTAAAGGCGAAACACCATACAAAACTCTCAAAGGGCAACCTGCCTATAAAATCCAACAAGCTAATATAAGAGATGCAAAATCTTTTGTTCAACAATACCAAGAAGTCATGGATGTTCATGGTCAGACTCAATGGCATTATCAATATATGCATGACGAGTTTAAAAATGATATTGAATGGGATAAAGATCTTATTAAGATTTGGTCTATTGATATTGAAACTGAAGCTGAAGAAGGATTCCCTAATATTGAAAGAGCCAACGAGAAACTTCTTTTAATTACTTTACAAGATAACCATACCAAAGAAACTGTCACTTTCGGAACTAAAGAATATACAGGTGATGCACAGCAACATAATAATTGGCGATATGTATATTGTAGAGATGAAAAGATTCTCTTTAATAAATTCCTAGACTATTGGATATTAAATTATCCAGATGTTATTACTGGATGGAACTCTCAGTTTTTTGACCTCGCATATTTATGGCGAAGAATGTGTCATGTAATTGGTGAAGACCATGCTCGTAGATTATCCCCTTGGAAGATTGTACATGAACGAGAGATATTTGTAAAAGGTAATAAAGAGTTCGCCATAGCAATCGCAGGTATTGCTCAACTTGACTATCTTGACCTCTATAAGAAATATACATATACTGCTCAGGAATCTTATCGTTTAGATAACATAGCATTCGTTGAACTTGGTGAAAAGAAACTTGACCATAGTGAGTACGCAACATTCTCAGAGTTTTATAAAAACGATTGGAATAAATTTGTTGATTATAATGTCGTTGATACCAGATTGGTTGACAGACTAGAAGATAAGATGAAGCTGATTGAACTTCAACTAACTATGGCATATAATGCTAAGATTAATTATGATGATGTATTTTCTCAGGTTCGTATGTGGGATATGATTGTTCACAATTATCTGATGAAAGTAAATGTCGTAATACCACCAAAGTCAAACCAAGATAAATCTGCCAAATTTGAAGGAGCATTCGTAAAAGATCCGATAGTTGGTTTACATAAATGGGTCGCTTCCTTTGACTTGAACTCACTATATCCGCATTTAATTATGCAATATAATATCTCCCCTGAAACACTACAACAAGAATCAGTTGAGAAAGGTGTTGACCATTATCTTAAACATCCTGCTCAAGAATCTGATTATGCTGTTGCTGCAAATGGTTCTCAATATAGAAAAGACTTTAGAGGTGTATTCCCATCTATTATGGAAGACTTCTATAATCAAAGAAAGATTGCTAAAAAAGAAATGCTTCAAGCACGACAATTATATGAAGATGAAAACGATCCTAGACAATTAAAAGTTATCTCAAGTAAAAACAATTATCAGATGGGAATGAAGATTGCTCTTAACTCTGCTTATGGTGCACTCGGCAACCAGTACTTTAGATATTTTGATTTAAAGATGGCTGAAGCTATTACTACTTCTGGTCAATTATCTATTCGTTGGATTCACGATAGAATGAATGATTATCTTAATAAGATAATAGGTACGAAAGATGAAGATTATATTATAGCTGTTGATACAGATTCTATATATGTGACATTCGAAAAACTTGTAGATAAAGTTATGGGAGAAAAACAATCTGACATAAATAAAACTATTAAGTTCCTAGACACAATATGTAATGAAAAATTTATGCCATATATAAATGAACAATATGCTGAACTTGCTACAAGACAGAATGCCTTTGCCAACAAGATGGTAATGGAAAGGGAAGTTCTAGCTGATAAAGGTTTATGGACTGCCAAGAAAAGATATGTTCTTTCAGTATATAATTCTGAGGGTGTATCTTATAAAAAACCTAAGATGAAGATTATGGGTCTAGAGATGATTAAATCTTCTACACCACATGCTGTTCGTGAATTATTGAAAGAGGTATTACCAACTGTTCTTCGTGGAACTCAATCTGATTTATATGCCTTTATTGAAAAAGCTAGAACGCATTTCAATGGACTTCCTGTTGAAGATATTGCTTTTCCTAGATCTGTAAATGGTTTGAAACAATATAAAGATTCTTCAATGATATATCGCAAGGCAACTCCTATTCATGTTAGAGGTGCTTTATTATATAATCATTATCTAAAAGAAAAGAATATTACTCTCAGATATAACACGATAAAAGAGGGTGAAAAGATTAAGTTTGTATATCTTAAGAAACCAAATACCATGAGGGAGAATGTTATATCCTTTCTAGATGTTATTCCTAAGGAGTTTGATATACATAAATATGCTGATTATGACCTTATGTTCGAGAAAGTATTCCTCGATCCACTAGAGATATTGGTACAATCGCTTCGCTGGAAGGTCAAAGAAACAGCGAGTTTGGAGGATTTCTTTTAATTTCAATGACTTACCACTGGTTTACTTTTAAGTTTTTTTCAAGTAATATTACTGATAATGAATAAAGTAATTACATTAATGGTCTTTCTGGGGATAACTATGTGTTCTCCTCCAGCTTACACTGCTCCTCTGACAAAGGTATATGGTCCAAACTGTACAACTGAGACAACTCAAATCGTACAGAATGGTATTATCGTATCTGAGATACAGACGACTACTTGTAAGGAAGAGACTAAAATGGGACATCAAAAGTTTGACCCAGATGCTAACGCAACTGATGCCTTACTATATGAAGCTGCACAACTGATGATGTATTCTGTTTTTGTTAAAGTAATTACTGAAATGAACTAGGAGATAATTATATAATGAAATATATTATTGGAATCAGTATCGGGATTGCTCTCACTTATTTTTATCCTGATATTGCTAATAACATAATTGAAATCGTGAAGGAGGTTTACCATGTCATCGTTTCAAAATTTTAAAACAATAATCTTAGTTGGAATGCTCGCTTTATTTGTGAGTGCGTGTTCGACAACTAAGATAACTCAAGAAGCTAATAGAGATGGTGTTCTAAATAAAGTGCCGACTTGGTACTTAGACCACGATGTTAAAAAAGGCATAATTAGAAACAGGGATGCTAACGAATACATTTATGGTGTTGGTTCTTCTGTATCTTATGACTTACAGTTTGCTCTAGATAAAGCTACTACTATTGCGAAGTCGGATTTAGCTGACCAAGTAAATGGTAGAATCACTCAAAATGAATCTATATATAAAGAAGAAGGATCTGGTGAAGGAGAGGATCTAATGATTGAAAGATCTACCTCTCAAACAAATAATATTATTTCACCAACTTCTCTTCCAGGATACGAAGAATGGAATAAAGATGTATTCATTACAGCCGATGGTTTGTATAGAGTATATGTTGGATTGAAATGGTCGGAAAACAAAAATAGATTGGCACCTAATATTCAAATGAATAAATTAGAGCCAGTTATTGTTGAGCCGACTAAGAATGAAGTTTAATTTAATAGGAGAATAATATATGGTTGGTTATTTAAACGACCTTATAGATAATCTTGATAATGAGTACGCAGGACTTGCGGAAAATGCTTTAGACTCTGATGTTCACTTTGTTGACACAGGGTCTTACGCATTTAATGCTTTATTAAGTGGATCTATATATGGTGGACTCCCAGGAAACAAGGTCACTGCCCTTGCTGGTGAAAGTTCTACAGGAAAAACATTCTTTGCTCTAGGAGTTGCTAAAAACTTTCTAGACATGGATAAAGAAGCAGGTGTTATATATTTTGAAACAGAGGGTGCTCTTACTAAGCAGATCCTCGAAGATAGAGATATTGATTCTAACAGGTTCGTGATTGTTCCTGTCACTACTATTCAGGAGTTTCGTACTCAAGCTGTGCGAATACTTGAAAACCATAAAAATGTACCAGAACCAGCTAGGAAGCCAATCCTATTTTGTTTGGACTCACTTGGTATGCTTTCAACCACCAAAGAAGTAGCAGATGTGGCAGAGGGCAAAGATACTCGTGATATGACGAGAGCACAATTAGTTAGAGGTGCTTTCAGAGTATTGAGTCTAAAACTAGCACAGCTTGATGTACCAATGATTGTGACAAATCATACTTACGATGTTATCGGATCTTATGTTCCTATGAAAGACATGGGTGGTGGAGGTGGCTTAAAGTATGCTGCATCTACAATCGTGTTCTTGGGTAAGAGTAAAGATAAAGATGGTACAGAAGTTGTCGGAAATATTATTAGATGTACTACACAAAAATCTAGATTCACTAAAGAGAATTCTAAAGTAGAATGCAAACTTAACTTTGAGAAAGGACTTTCTCGTTATCATGGACTAACAGATCTTGCAGTTGAAGCAGGTATCTGGGATGCTGCTGGTGGTAGGATTACTGTTGATGGAAAAAAAGTTTTCGGTAAGCATATCGCCAACGATCCTGAAAAGTATTTTACTGAAGATGTTCTTAAACAAATAGATGCCTTTACAAAAACTAAATTTATGTATGGTGGATCTACATTAGAGGAAATAGATGAAAAAGAAGTTGAGCGAGATAATTCAGGGGAATAACCCCAAGGAATATCTACCTATTCATTCTGCTAATGATTATGTCTCGGAAGAGGATTATCTAAAAGCAAAAGAAGAATGGGAAACTAAAAATTATCATACTGACAAGTTGCGAGCAACTGCTCAGGAACAATTACCCCACGAAGTCTTAGAAGAAACCAACGAACAAGGGTTTATGAAACTTAAAATCACAGAGGGTATTTTACAGGATAAGATTGTTTCCTTTGGTAAAGTAGCATTTCAACCCACTGAGGATGAAACTATTAAACTTGATTACAATTATGAGATCGAGGGTCCAGATAAATATAGGACAGTACCAAAGGTTGAAGTTGAAAAAATACTTGGTGACTTTTTAATGGCTATGATAAAAGAACAAATGGCTGAGAAGCAAGTTCTTTTCAGAGGTGGCGAAGATGAAATGAAAGAAGCAATCAAAGCAGTTGAGCCAGAGACCTATACATATTCCAAACAAATGCAAGATGAGATTGAGCCGATACAGGACGATTCTTGACTTTTAACTTTTTTTCAGATAGAATATAAATTATGCGTATTGAAGAAACTATCTTAAATAATCTATTACATAATGACGAGTTCTCACGCAAGGTGATTCCATTCATCAAGCCTGAATACTTTGAAGAACGCAATGAAAGAATATTGTTTGAGGAATATACAAAATTATTCCTTACATATAATAATGTTCCTAATCCAGACATGATTGCCAACGAGGTCTTTAATCGTAAAGACTTATTTGAAAACGACCATAAATCTATTCAAGATAAAGTTTCAGAATTAAAAGAAAATAATCCAGTAAATGAAACTTGGTTATATGATAAGACTGAAGAATGGTGTAAGGAAAGAGCAGTATATAATACTGTTATGGATGCTATTAAGATTATTGATGGTAGAGATAAAGTACATACCAAAGATGCTATTCCTAAAATGATGCAGGATGCTTTGGGTGTTTGTTTTGATAATTCTGTTGGTCATGATTATCTAGAAGATGCTGACGACAGGTTTGAATTTTATCATAAAGTTGAAGAGAAGATTAAGTTTGATATTGATTTATTGAATACTATTACTAGAGGTGGCTTGAGTAAAAAAACTCTTAACATTGCTATGGCTGGTACAGGTGTTGGTAAATCTTTGTTTATGTGTCATCATGCTTCATCAGTTTTGGCTGAGGGTATGAATGTTCTTTATATTACTATGGAGATGGCTGAAGAAAAAATATCTGAAAGGATTGACGCAAACTTATTGAACTTGGGTATGGATGAAATTAAAGTTATTGACCATGGGATCTTCAGTAAAAGAATTAATAAAATTAAAGATACAAACAAAGGTAAATTAATTGTAAAAGAATATCCTACAGGGTCTGCTCATGCTGGTCACTTCAGAGCATTACTTGAAGAACTAAAAATGAAAAAAGGTTTCAAGCCAGATATTATATTCATTGACTATTTGAATATCTGTGCTTCACAAAGATTAAAGATGGGATCTAATGTAAATACATATTCTTACATTAAATCTATTGCCGAAGAACTTAGAGGACTGGCAGTTGAATATAATTGTCCTCTCGTATCAGCTACTCAAACGACAAGAGGTGGTTATAATAATACAGATGTTGGTCTTGAAGATACTTCGGAGTCTTTTGGTTTACCAGCAACTGCTGACTTAATGTTCGCAATTATTGCTAGTGAAGAACTAGACAATATGGGACAATGGATGATTAAGCAACTTAAGAATAGATATTCTGATCCAAACTATTATAAAAGATTCGTGGTCGGAGTTGATAAGAATAAGATGCGATTATATAATGTAGAGTCATCAGCACAAACTAATATAATGGACGCAGGGCAAGAAGAAAAAGATGTCGGAGCTGTTTTCGACAAAAGTGAAGCTGGTGAAAGAATGAATTTAGAAGGGTTCAAAGTATGACAAAAGTAATAACAGCACCAAAGAAATTTGATTGTGAAGACAAGCTAGGATTATTTGGGGACGAAAATGATTATGAATTATTGTGTGATTGGGATTGCGACTTTTATGCACCCACTCCTATGGGTGAAGAAAACTCTGAAGCCAATATTATATTTAAGTTTAGAAAAAATTGGTTTACACAAGAACAACAAGATGAAGCATATAATGGTTTGCGTGAAGCAGCAGGTGCCACTGAGAATCGTGGTCTCGCAGCAGGTAGTGAAAAAACAGTTGCTCTAGGAACTAGAGATTGGGTCACTAATTATCATAATGCTTTACTACAATATTTTATGTCACCATCAGCTACACTTGATGGCTCGGATCCTGTAGAAGCTATACGACAAGAATATAAAGGTAGAGAAAAGATTGCCGATGACAGTCGTGGTAAAGTCTGGTTGGCACAGAAAGTAGCTGAAGAAGATTTCGTATTTGAAAACTGGGTTGAGGAAGTAAGAGTATTGCCTAGAGATGAAATGATTACAGAAGCAACAAGAGTAAATGATAAATTAACATCTACAACTTCTTATGCTAATTCAGTTTTCTCAGGTATCGCAGGATTCTTTGATAGATATCCTCGTATTCCTTTTGGTCGTCCTACAACTTTCACTAGAGATAATCCTGAGAAGTTTAAACAAGGATTCCCTTTCTTACAACAATTATCTAAAGGATTTGAAGAACTATTGCCAGTCAGGTATGGTAAACAAATGGAAGCATGTGATAAACTAGATTCAAAGTTTATTATTCCTGGGACACCATTTACTACTGCTACTGTTAATAAAACTTTCAGAACAGCTTATCATCGAGACTTTGGTGATTTACATGAAGGATTCTCTAATCTTACAGTCGTATCAAATAATGGTAAATATTCTGGTGGGTATCTAATACTTCCTGAATATAAAGTTGCTATTAATATTCGTCCTGGAGATTTGTTATTAATTAATAATCATGAAGGAATACATGGTAATACACCAATGGTTATGGAAGATGAAAGTGCTGAACGAATATCTTTCGTATGTTATTTCAGAGAGAAGATGTTAGAACTAGGAAGCTGGGATTATGAACGAGCTCGTGAAGATTATGTTATTGCTCGTAGAACTAATAAAGAACATCCTCTACAAAGAAAACTTTGGAATGGTATTAGTCCTGGGATGTGGGATGAGAAAGAATGGTATGACTTTCTTGAAAGTAAACTAGGAAGTGATGTGGTTTCTCAATACCACCCTGACAGTCAATCTTCCTCTCTAGCAGATTTCTTTTAATGGATTATAGAATATTTAAAAACACATACATTCGTGAGATTGATGGCAAAGGTCTTAATGTAGATAAAGATATGGTAAATCAATGCCTGTCTAATTATTCAAACTTTGATAATCTTGATGGTGCCATAGTTATGGACTGGGGCATGAACATAGGTGCTTTCGGAAGAATGCTACTTGATACAAATATAAAACAATATATTGGTGTAGAATGTCATCCTGAAAATTTTGAAGTATGTGAAAAGAATCTAGGGCATGATGAAAGATTTTGTTTAATTAATGCTGCAGTCACTACTCAAGATATTCCTGAGATAACTTTATATCTAACAGGAAGTAAACAAGAATTTTGTTCAGGCACTACTAATCCAAAAAGTAATGCTGCGAAGAACATGAGAAAAAATCAAGTCAAAGTTCCAACAGTACAAGCAAAAAAATTATTTGATATTTACCAACCAACACATTTAAAGTGTGATGTTGAGGGTGAAGAATATCGTATCTTTGAACCAGATTGGTTTATTCCTGAAAGTATCAAACAGATGTCTTTAGAGTTCCACTGGTCAGATAGAATACTATCAGATTATGAAAGCAATCAACGAGCCAAATTTATTGAGCAAGGTTTCAAACCTTTACAAGAACAATTAAATTTAGTCCCAGGAGATAAGCAAGTAATGTTCTTAGGTGAAGAAGTTAAGTACAGAAACATATGGGGTATGGATACTCTATATAAACGATGAAATATTTACACCCAGATAATAAAGATAAAGAATATAAAGATTGGCGACTCCCTGAGAATAGAGAACAAGGATTCTTATTATGGTTAGATTGGCGACTAACTTATAACGATCTTGACCACTACATGCCAGCTAACACTTATCGTGATGCAACTGGCGATAAATCCCCTACACAAAAACCTATGACTGAGGAACAGAAACTCTGGTACTCTTTAATATTTGGTTGTACTTATCAAACAGAAATGGCTTGGGCAATATATTGGAACTTCCCAAATCTATTTGAAATTAATATAAAAGAATTAGAAGAATGGAATGTTGAGCATTTAGATAAACAAAGATATGCTCGTGATACAAAATATAATAAAGGTAGAATTGCTGAACAAGTAAAATCTATGCAAGAATTGATTATGCCTTATGGTTCTATTAAAGCATGGGTAGACAATCAATTAGTAGATGACCCAAGTCAATCTTTTTTTAATATGTATGAGGAAGCACAGAAGATACATAAATATGGTAGAATGACTACATGGTTATTTTGTCAAGCATTAAAAGAAACAGCTGAAGTACCTTTAGAGCCAGAAACAATGTTGGCTACTGACAAATCTAACTGGAGTGTTAGATCTGGTCTTTGTTATTTAAAAGGTTGGGATAATCTTATTGAAGCCAAAGGTGCAAAGCTATCAAGTAATGATATGGAAAATGTACATAATGAAGAAAAATATATTTATGCTAAAGCCAAAGATTCTATATCAGATAAAAATTCTAAAGTTCTTACAAATTTTCTTTTAGAATCTCATCTATGTCAATATAAGAAACTAATGCTTGGTGGCGATTATGGTGGACACTCTTCAGGTGACCATTATTCTAGAGGAACATTTTTAAAAGAACAATGGGAAGGCATAGTGAACTATGATGCTTTCTTTGAAGATGCTGTTGCTAAACATCATCCACTCGTACAGAAAAAAAGGGAAAGTCTTGCCCTAAGAGATTTATGTAAAAAGACTGGTCAGATGATTAATCTCCATGAAGATTATCCATTTATGCCAGATATGTATAAGGAAACTGGAATGGATCCTAATTGGTTCTACAACAAGGGTGCTTTTGAAAAAGAAGCAGTCAAATGTATTGATGCATATCAAGCAAAAATGGCAGGAGAAAAAGTTGGCTTGGAGGTTTACTTTTAAGAAATTCTAGTATAGAATTCTTATATATATTGAAAAGTGTGCTACTCTGATCCAGTCAAATATCACACTCTAATAAACTGATATAAAGGAGAAACAATATGTCAAAAATTAAGGTCGCCATCATTGGCACTGGTAATTGTGCAAAGTCATTAGTTGAAGGTGTACAATATTATATTCAAAATCCCCAAGATAAAATAGGTTTAATGTATCCAGATATTGGAGGATACACTGTAAATGATATCGAATTCGTTTGTGGCTTCGATGTAGATCCTAGGAAAGTTGGGAAACCATTAGCACAAGCATTAAGAGCAGAACCAAACTGTGCTATGCATCATGTAGAAGAAATAGATTATACATGTGTATCACAAGACAGTATGGTTTATTCTAGTCCAGAACTAGATGGTGTTGCTTCACACATGCTTGACTATCCAGAAAATGTTTCATTTAGAACAGGAGCAGAAACTGCTTTATCTAAAGGACAGGTTGCTGCTAAATTAAAAAACCACAAGGTTGATGTAATTATAAATTATCTTCCTGTTGGTTCTGAAAAAGCAACAGAGTTCTATATAGATGCAGCAATACTTGCTGGTGTTCATTTCGTAAACTGTATTCCAACACTTATTGAAACTGAAAAAACAAAAGTCATAGAACAAAAGTTTATTGACTCTAATCTTACTATTGTAGGATCTGATATGAGATCGGCATGGGGTGCTTCTAGATTATCTGAAGTATTACAGGGTGCGATGTTGGATTCAGGTTTACAAGTGACGCAACATATTCAAATGAATATGGCAGCAGGATCTACACAAGGTCAAGAAAATATTAGAACAGGAAGAACAGCAAATACTGACTTCTTGAATATGGCTTATAAAGAAAGATTAAAATCTAAACATATTTCTAAAGAGAATGTTTTAAAAGGTCAGAATGTAGTTAGAGATGAATCTACTGCAGGAATGACTTTATATGCTGGTCCAAGTTTAACAGTATTCCAAAAACCTGGAGGAACATATGTTGGCTCTGATAATAAGATTGCCAACTTAGATATAGTTGCTTATGGTTTTGGTGGTGCTAGATATGAAATGTCAGCAAGGATGTCAGTACAAGATTCGCCAAACTCAGGAGGTGTAGTTGTATCAGCTATTCGTTTCTGTAAGGTTGCTTCTGAAATGAATATAGTTGGTTTCTTAAGAGGTCCAAGTGCTTGGACGCAAAAGACTCCACCTGTACAATTAAAAACAGAAGATGCTAAGTTTGAATGTGATGCTTTATCTAGAAGAGAACTTACTAAGATGACTGAACCACAATTAACTGTAAACAATCCTATTGCTAAAAATTTAATATACACCTATCAAAAAGGTGAAACTGATTATGAGTAGCATGCATCCTTTTAAAATTAATACTTTTGATATTGATGGTGTTATCTATATGGGTAAGCACGATGGTGTTTATCCAGGAAAAAGTGATGTCATTATTACAGGTAGATCTATAGATGAGTGGGATGAAACTTCTGCTATGCTATCTGCAAAAGGTATTAAGAATGAAGTCTTTATGAATCCAGCAAGGTTTGAAAATAAAACTAGAAAAGGTTCTGGTATCCATAAAGGCAATGTTATAAAGATGTTAAGAGTTCAAAGAGAGATAGAAATAGGAATACATTTTGATGACGATCCTATACAAATAAAAGAGATCGAAAGAATAAATCCTGATATCACATGTGTACTATTACAGCATGAATTAGTAGATAAAGAAAATTGTAGACATAAAGATTTCTTTGACTCTGGAGGAGAATAATGATTATAGCGATTGGTGGAGAACCAGCAACAGGTAAATCAACATTGATGAAACAATGGATGAAACCATATAAATGGGAAGATGTAAAACTTACAGATCTATTATATGGTATGTGGTGTAAAGACATTAATACTATTGTTCTCGGAAAAGATTATTTCAATGAAGCACACATGTTCTGTGGCACTGATAGATTGTCAATGGCAGTACAGCCAAAGGCAATAGAATGGTTTAAAGATTCTTATGCTCCATCGGGAGTGAATATCGTATTTGAGGGAGATCGACTGTTTTCAGGCTCATTTCTTACAGAAATGCTTACTCAGGGACACGATATGAGCATAATTTACATGAAGGCAGACCCAAGTACCCTAGATGAAAGACATGTCTCCAGAGCAGACAATCAGGACGAGAAGTTCCTGAAATCAAGGAGAACCAAGATAAATAACATATTATCTAACTTTGACATCATGCCTTATATAGAGGAGTTTAATAATAACGATTCAGAGGATCAATTAGTCCTAATAAATCATATCTTGGAAAAACTAAATATAGCAGATGGCACAAAACAATTGGTACAGAGATAAAGCAATAATCAATGTCAGAGGTGGCGATAGGGACACGAGGAAACTTGTGAGATCCATTGCACACTGGGTATCAAGAAAAACCATGGATGTTCGACTCCGAACATCTGTCACAGTAAACATCTATATTCAAAAGAACTTATACATTAAAGAAAAAGTCCAGGGATTATCTTGGATTGATGATGACTTATATCGTCCAAAAAAATTTAAGATACAGGTAGAGGAACAGTCTAAGTTAAGACACATGCTAGAAACTATTGCTCATGAAATGTGTCATGTTAAACAATGGGCATCTGGTGATATGTATGAGTATTCTGATGGAGTTAGAACTCGTTATAAGAAGAAAGCATATAATACTAAGAAGATGGACTATTGGGATTCCCCATGGGAAGTTGAAGCACATGGTAAAGAAGTAGGATACTTTGTGAGATGGGCAGAAGAAGAAGGATATAATAAAGAGCCATGGGCAAGAATAGACTTCTTAAAGCCTGAATATGCTAAGAAAATAGCGAAACACATCAAAGCAAAAAAAGCAAAATAGTTCTTTA